TATGCGGCTTCATTGTCTGGCTCAGAGCTACTCTCAAGAGAAGCCTTAAGTTCTTTTACTAAGCTGTTACCAACATTAGATACGCATCTCCATTGATACTCTAATTGCTGCTTAATAGATCCGTTAAATTGAATCTCATTTAACATAGCAACTTCTTTTTCTGTAAAGTCTTCTGTATCATATTCTATTTCGTCTAGTGTAATTTTAGCCATTCTTATTTATCCTTCTACGTGAACATATTCTATTAGGGGTGGTGCCTTAGTTCCTGTGTAAACTTTAGAGGGTAGCTCTTGTAACTCAGGCCAACACTTCTTCTTGTGACTACACCATGAGCATGTCTTGCATAGCTTCATGTTGCCACTTGCTTTCTTTCTAAACGTTTCTGGTTCAGCTTTAAAGCAACGCTCAAAGGGTTCATCATTATTAATATAATTAACTGTACCTTCGATTGTTTCCATTATCTCCTCTACATTAGCTGTTTCAGCTGTTACATATTTAAATTGCCCATTTACTTTATTGATTACCCACCAGCCACCAACTTCTTTATCAGCAGCTTTAGCATAACCTACAAGTTGTGATACATAACCAAAGTCATCAGAGTAAGCTAGAGAATCATAACTAGAAAACTTGTTGTCATAACCGTAGGGTGTAGTTGATTTAACATCATCCACCTTACCATTCAACACCATGTCGTACTCACCTTTAATAGTATCAGCACCAACTTTTAGTTCGACTTTATTGTTGTCTTCAAAGTTAACTCCAGCAGCACGTAGTATGCCTTTGAATATAGCTTCAGTCCAATCACCCATCAACATATTTAACATAAAAGAAGTAGGCTTCTGTACGTCAGTCTCAGGGTAGTTCTTGTCGAACCAAAGTTGACACCTTGGGCGTCCAATGTTTGACATACGTAAACGAAACTCTTCACGTGGCCCACCATTGAACTGTTTATTAAGTGCAGCAGCCACATCAGTGGCTACTTGCTGTATTACTTCTTCACTCATACTTGCCTTGCCATTAATAGCTGACCGCAAGAATGCGTGTACTGATAGCTCAGCAGGATGAATCATCCCTCAAACTCTTTCACTTCTACAAGTGAACCAACTAGATCCGCTTCTTGTTGTGAGATATTTCCGGCAGCTGCTTCTTCATGCTTACCTTCTATCCAAGAGTTAGTACCAGAGATCCAATCCATGAAGTCCTGAAGGGTCTGACTATCGCTCTCTCCATAAGATACTTGCTCACCTAATGCAGGTACAATGATAGCGTACTTACCACCAGAAGGAAGATCACGTTTAGCACTACCTAATTTGATAGTATGCTCAACAGGAGTTAACTTCTTACTCATGATCTGATTGATAGCTGCGTCCATAGATTTCATAGACTCGTTGTTTTTGATGTCCATTACAAATGGTATTTCTTCACCAAGATTACTAATAGAATTTCCTAGATCATCAGTAGGCTTATCTAATTTTACAACACCAAGCAATACACGAACTCTTTTAACTCCACGTATTATTGTCTTCATTTCTTCAGGCAATGATTGAAAGTCTTTAATATAACCTGAAGGTCTACCTAAATTAAACTTACCTGTTGTATCTTTAAGATCTACATTAAGGCTAGTAGATAATAATGTTTTATCCATAGACTTTGTTTCAGCATCCCACCTCTGCCATTGATGACGTTGTGAAAAGATACGTGTTGATAGTGTCTTACTATAAACAATCTCTCCATCAGGCATGGTAATCTTATACGCACCTACAGGAACTTTAATGTGCTCATCCCCTTCAGCATCTGTCTGCGTAAGAGCAGAATGTATTTGATTGATTCTTGCTAAGGATGACTGAGAGCTAGTAGTTGCTCCTGTACTTATGCCCATAGCTTCTGCAAGAGACATACCTTCTACTTTAAGTGCTACTTCTGTATTCATATTGATATTCCTTTCATATGAAATTATTTATTAAGAGACTAAGTTATACCCTTATACGTCATGCGTGTCAAGCCAATTCGGTCCTATTTTTGCTTCTAATAATAAAGGTACATTCATCTTTACTTTATAGTAATCATAAATTATTTCGTGTAGGTCCATGTTCATAGTATTAATAATTTCTATTACCTGATCTTTTTCATAAGGATGTATGTCTATAACCATTGAATCGTGCACACTATTAACTAGTGTAGATCTCATTGGCATCAACCTATTCTCTAACTCAACCAGTACTACAGGTACAATATCTCCTGTGGCAAAGCCTTGTACTGGATAGTTTTTTATCATAGTAAAGTTTGTTGGTAAACCATTAGCTCTCCTTTCTGTGTTAGGAAAGGCATACTGTCTGCCTCCCACGTTAGTAATCTTTTGATAGCGTATTGCTTCATCTCCTAGTTTCTTGTGCCACCTAGCTATACCTTTGTACTTCTCTATAAACTGATGATAGTAGGATGCTTCTGCTGGTGTTCTTCCATAACCTGTGGCCCCAAACAACGGAGCAAATGTATGTTCCTTAGCTTCCTGTCTAGTAGTTGACTGTCCTGCATCAGTGATAACTTCTGCTGTGTAGCTGTGAACATCAAACCCTGACTCAATCTCAGAGATTGCAACATCATCCTGTGCTAAGAACGCTGCAACACGAAATTCAAGCTGGGCAAAATCACACTCACATATGTGACCACCTTCCCATCTAGATACAAACACTTTCTTAACAGGGAATGTACCTCCTCTTGGCATGTTCTGCATATTAGGATTGCGTCCTGAGAACCTGCCTGTACTTGTGATGTGTTGTGTAAGACCAACATGGAGGTATCCATCCTTCTTTGTAAAGTTAGATATACCCTCAACAAAAGAAGATAGATAACTAGATATGGCTGACAGGCGTTTAAGATCTTTAAGAAAATCTACAGCACTATCCATCTTATTCGCCCTAGCTGTAGTCATAAGAGCAGAAAGATTATCCTTACCTGTACTAAAACCATTAGCACTAACCCAACTTTTGCTAGGCGGCATGAATCCTAACCCCGCCAACTCATTGGACTTTTTAAGTTGGTATCCTCTGGACTCACAGGATTTACATTTGTTAGGCCTTGAGAATTTTGTACCATCTTTTTTGATACGATATACGCTACCAGTACCACTGCAATCAGGACAGGTAAAAGCGGTGGTCTTACGCATGTAAGTTGTATTTGCTTTAACAGCATCCTTATACTCCTTATCTGTTTTGGTAAACTCAAACAGCTGAACCCACTCCTTCTTATCTATAGGCTTACAACTGTACACTACCTCTGACATCTGCGCTGGGCTGTTAAGGTTAATGGGAGTATCGCCCATAAGTTTACGTACCTTAACCTGTAACCTTTCTTCTATCTCAGCTTTCTCTGTTTCAAACTCACTACGCACAGACTCTAGTGCATCTAAGTCTACTTTAAGTCCTGATGAATACATGCGAGAAAGACTTAAGCAAACCTTAAATGTAATATCACGTATATTAATAAGAGATTCTGATTCAGGCTTAGCGTAGTCTTCTTGTAACGCTACGTAAAGTACACGTGTTGTAGATAAGTCACACTGTAAATAGTAGGTAAGCTCTTTTAAAGGTATCTCATTTGTATTGTAACCATCTTTAAAGTAAGTCTTTAGAGTATCACCCTTCTGAAAGTCTAGATTTCTACGCTCAGCACAGTTAGCTAAGCTAATAGATTTCTTTTTAAAAGATCCTGTTGATGTCATCTCTACGTGATTACCCCTCATCAAGACGTATTCAGCTAACATAGTGTCGTATATAGGTCCATCATACTTAAAGCCACTCTCCCATAGCCAAGGCATATCATGCTGAGCGTTGTGCATTATTAATAATGTGGCTTTATCTAACTTAGATTGTAGTTGTCTACCTTGCGACCCATCAAAGTCATGTGCTTCAACATGATCAAAGTTATAAATGTTTTGAATACCTGTATTAACTTCTTGTACACCTACCTGCACAAGTCTATTTGTTTCCTCAAAAGGATCAAGGTGTACCTTACCACCTCTGTTTGTAACAGTATTCTCTACATCAAGAACTAATTCCATTATCTCTCCTATCTACGCTAAGTATTGTGCTCTAGCTCCATCTAGCTCACACGTTATCTTACCATGCCAACCACCTTTAAGCTTATTCTTTGCAACAATCAAGTATCTTTTTGAATCCAACTTATCTTCTTCTTCTTTTACCTCAAGCACAGGGTTCTTAGATATTAAGATCATTAGATCTGCTTCTGCTGCCTTGCCTGTCTTACTTCCTTCAAGCATAGATTGATCTACATTTACTTTTCCTTCAGCCTCTGCTGAGAGTTGGGACATCCAGATAACAGCACAGTTGTATTGCTTAGCTATATTACGTGCGTGAATGGCAGCACTTTTGAGATAGACATCTGACGCCTCACTGTTCTTGTTGGCAAACTTATCTCCCATATCTAAGACTACGATATCAGGTGTATAAGCTTTAATGATAGCTTCAACCCATGCCATATCTTTACCTGTACTATCATACAAATCTATTTGTTTACGCACTGGCTCGTATCTTGATGAAGCTAATGCATAGTTACCTTTGACTTCCTCCATAGATAAAGATGTTGCTGCACTTAGGTAACGTGCTCCTACTCGTTCATACGCTTCTTCATTACAAAGGATTAGGCACCTAGCTCCTTGAGATGCAAAGCCACCCGGTGAGCTTATCAAAGATGCATGGAAGGATGTCTTACCTGTGTTAGGTCGTGCTCCTACAATAATATATTGACCTCCACTGATACCCTCAACTCTTCTACGTAAGCTAGGAATATTAAACTTCCATTGAGATTGAATATCATTAGCCTTAAGTAAGTGATCTATATCTATGTTACCAAAGTCGAGCTTCAGGTTAGGAGTAAAGTCATCTTGATATGTACGCATTAGATTACGCACTGGCTCAAGACTATCTATCCTACCATTAACATAATCATAACCTAT